CCTCGGCACGCATTCCTGCGTGTTTAGCCCTCTAGACGCTAGAGGGCTGCCCAGCCATTATTTATACGAGTGCGATTGGCTACCGCACAGCTATCGACGGGAAGAAACTCCGAGGGTTCAACCTCGCGTCTCAAGACCTGTCCCCAGCGGTCTGCATCCACTTCACAGTGGATAGCGGATTCCATGGGAATGCTGTACTCGAGCTGATGTAGCTCGGGATTCCAGCGCTTCTCATAGCCGTTGGGTATCTTTGAGTACCTACCACGAAGAGCTAGGCCGTTAAAGGCTTTGCCATTCTTGTTCGGATCCAGACTAACTCGCGCCCTTTGGGAAACGTTTCGTTGGCTTTCACCAACGTTGCGTCCCCTATCGGGAATTCGAGTCCACCAGTTTGCACTGATGGGAACTGGTCCGTACCACTCCTCAAAAATGGAGTGGAATAGGTCCTCAGGATACTCGGTGTGAGCGTTACTAATCATTTGATTAAAATGATCAGCGATTCTCATCATCGACTGCTTATTATTGTCAGGTAGGTGTTTAAGCCTAACTGGGGTGACGTTGATTCCATTGAGGAAATCACCACCACACGACTCCCGGAAGGGACCGTTCCAGTATGACTTGTCCATGTTGACTAATAGTCCACATGACTCAAGTGCCTGAATTGCCGTCTCTCTTTCAAAAGACGACACAATAATATCGTCACCGTATACCGCCAACGTCAGGCATTTCTGCCTTTCGCGGGTTCTACCGGTGAGCCGCTTCGAGAAAAGACTATTGATATAGTCTCGATCTCTAGGCTTGGCTGCTAAAACGATAGCCCAAAAACAAATTGCCTCAACAGGGAAACAGCAAGCTGATCCCATTGGGGCGAATTTGTCCAACGGTACATTCGTACCATCAGGAAGCGTTGTGCTCTGGCTGCGAGAAGCAGACAGGGCGCTGAACCAGTTATCGGGGAAGATGGCTTTCACCAACTTCACCGACACTCGATCAGACGCTTCTTTTAGGTCAATTGTAGCAAGTGACTCGTCAATAGAGCCAATTCTTGCTAGTTCTTGATTTCTAGTTTGGTCAGTAAAACTTACCATTCTAGTTATCGCCGGGTATTTTAGTACCGACTCATACAGTTTGGCCATCAAGCCTTGCTGTATGAACATTAACTCTCGAGGCTCACAACTTATCAGTCGTGGACCTCTTGAATCTTTCGGTACAAAAACCACCCGCGCTGCTGGTTCCGCTGATTCTGCATTCAGGAGATCATCTAGCCTATCGGCCAAATGAGTCTGATTGTAGAAAAAGTACTGATCATAAGGAAACACCTCGTTAAGTCGAGGTATGAACCGAAATGAACAATAACGCTCCCAAGGTTTTACCTTGCAAGCGGAGGAACCACTACCGTGACGTGGTCGAATGTCTAATGGATTTACTCCACTCAACAATCGATGCACTAATCCCTTAGCTCTTTCGAGGATCCCGCTGATCGCGGGGTCGGAAAAGTCCAGATTTTTAACATCCTCTTCAGTTTTTAGAAAACTGGAGACTACTGTCTCAATCTGGGTCTCGGTATGCGGCGTTTCTAATTTGTAGTAGATAGCACTGAGCTGTCTAATACATATCACAGCACCCATCTGAATCTCGGCTACAGGCTTAAGAGAACCATCTTTGTTAAAGATAGCTTCCCAAGCCTTCACCAAGAAAAGTGGGTAGGCATGATTCTTCTTCACCTTAAACCCAACGGGGGATGTAAGTTTGGTATCTGCGAAAGCAGTGTCCAGGGACTTAAACAACCTCGGAAGGGTCACGGTTAAGAAGGTCAAGCCTTCAGCCTCGGTACGTCGATATAACGTCTGCACATCTGCAGGCGTGACGTACTTTGACAGTTGCGTCTGTGTTGCTAGTCTACCCCAATAAAGGGCGAGGCGTTTCAAGCTAATATCCATAACTGGGTACATGCTTCCTACGTCACGGACTAAACTCCACATACGCGGCTCTAAAACGAGCGTGCCTTACGGCACGCGCCGCAAGGCTAGACCTAACCCCCGTGTAGGGGACTAGGTTTATGATATCGTCGTACAATGAAGGTTCCAGTATAGGAATCCCCTGTTGGCTGGCGGCTTTTTACGGCTGCTTCGCTACTAGGGGGACACCCATACCGCGTCTCTTCTGCCTAATTAAGACCACACCGTTTTAGTGTGGCCATCCGAGTGATCTACTCGGTTGGTAAGGCAGGGAGTATTGCGTTTGGAACTTCCAACTCAACCTTTACAGGTTGAGATACCTCCGACACTGCAGGCTCATTGCCAACAGTGAGGTCATAGCTTAGACAAGCTTTGCCCTGCGGAGACACTGTACCTACGCCCGTGTGGGAGCATGAGACGAATAGCGACACCAAAATGTATAGCATAACAACTATACAAAATGATATAACGCATCGTCTCCAGGAGATAAGGTTCATAATTCGGTTTTACTCCGATTTTTATGTTCTAAACCTCCGCTTCCACGATACTGTCCTGCACACCAGTGGTTTGCAGGAAGTATTGCATGAGCGTATAGATGTTGTGAACATCTGCAAGATCCTCCGTGAGGCTTCTGGTAAGTACCGTATTCAGTTGAACTGAAGACGAATACTCATCATTGGCATCGCGTTTTGGAATTTGCAGTTGCGACAAACTTCTAACGATACCAGATTTGGTTGTCTCGTGAGAGACCCGGAGGCGAAAGCGCCCAGCCAAATCTGATTGCGGACTGTCAGCATAAAAGATATGCTGACTCGAACTAGGGCCACCTTGACTATCGAAGACACGAGTTGTGCCGGCGTAGTCAGTGAGGCTGTATGTGGTGTCTAATGACATGACTAACTATTGGTTTAGCTCAAACGTACTACTGCCGCGTGGCAGTATACGATACGCTTAAGCCTTTATTATGTTTTGTTGAGGGTGCGCACAATACTTACGTGCCCACCCCGTTATTCAACCACAGCCCCCGTTCCGTTCTGGAACAAGAATAAGCTGCGATCGAGTCGCCTTTTTATAGACTCCTGTATTTTGCTACGCATTTTAACGTATGCTACGCAAGAATACAAGGTCCAGAATATTCCTAACCTGGCGGAGATTAGGAAGTTGAACAGTTGGATACGCAATTGCCCCGAAAGGGAGCCCTTGCTTAATCCGACGGTAACGCGTCTTCTTAAGGGCTCCGGTCACAGTGACCGGCGCCGTCTCGAGAGACGTTAGCGCGTCAACGAATGGACCATCGTCTAACGACATGGTACATAAGGACTCGGCTGTCTCCTTAACGGAGTAGGCCTCTTGAAGCAACTTTACGGGCATATTAACAATACGCCCATCGAAGTTATTCAAGAAACCGCCAATGTCGACAATATAGTCCAGTAAAAACGACCCAGGGGTTAACTCCCAGGTTGTCTCTAGTGGGCTAACGACATTAAGTGCATCCAAAGCAACCTTCGTTGCAGATGGCGGCACCCATGTCTCGTCCGGATCATACCGGAAGAGGCACCAGGCGGTAACGAGTCTTTCGTAGTTGTAGTCCGTTTCCCAGTCATGGGAAACGTCCACGACGTCATTCTTGAAAATAGAATGACCTCGATCAACTACGGAACTGACTGCCACTTGAGGTTCAACACTCTGTAGCCTAACAGCTTGAGCATCCAAGTGCACCCCCAAATTCATCAACTGCCGTATGTCGCTTATCAGCGGCTTTATTGCAAATTGAATGAATAGGTCAGCACTTGCTAAAGCCGACAATGTCTCAATAAAAGGCCTCTCCTTGAAGCGCCTCAACAGGTATTTAATCTGTCGAAGCCCTCCACGAGTGTGCCCTTTATCGGTCCGTCTTAATCGACCAGTAACCGAGTCGAGTACGAAACGAAAATCTCGTAGCTCTCCCAGGAATATTGGCAGATTAAAACCGGATGTTTGTACATCGAATTGCAACAAGTTAGTCGCCCTAACGAGGGCGTTTGTTGCACTGTCCCACGAGGTGGGCCAGTTATCGATCCAGAAACTTACGTTGCCGGCTCCAACAGAACAACGAGTTGTTGTATGTGAAAGGGCAGGGAGGAAAGTCCCTCCTGCATCTTCCTTCCCATCATAGCTTTTAACTACGATGGGACATGACCACCGCTCCTTGCGGTGATCAACCTCATTATACAACCCAGATCCCGATTCTTCGTCTTCCATTGTCTCAATGACTCCGGTTTTCGAAGCGAATCCCGCAAATGCGGGGGATCGATCCAGTACTTCAGGCACCGCCGTGTAAGTAAGACCTAAGAACCTTGAATCCCCGACGAGGGGAGGCTCGGTATAGATCTCGCTTTCCGACGACGCTGGAATGCTGGTCGTGGTATCTCTTGTTCTGATTCTGCTCATTTTGTCAGATGGCGCACCCCTCATCATGGG